GTCCTGCCGTTGCCGTAAATACAGTTTCAGTAAAAAAGAATTCATCTTGTTCAGTAAATCCAACAACGCGCCCATAAATATCAATAGTTAGATTTGCAGGTGTGAAAGATTTTGAATAAACACCATTGCCAAAATTTAAAAATTTGTTTAATGAAACAACCATTGTGCCATTGGTATTATTTGAAACGCTTAATAATCCATCCGCGCTACTAATACTTGATGTGCCAATTTTTGTTAATTGACCTGACCTTGCATCTAAATCAATAATGTTTAAACCATCTTCTAACGCGCCCCAAAGCGTTGCATCATAAACAGTTGTTTCGGTTGGAACAAACGCGCCACCAATACCTTGATAAGCCGCGTTATCAACAGAAAAGCCACATTTTCTATTTTGCCTATTTATAAATAAAAGGTAATTTGCCGTTCCAAAAGAATTTGGGGTTGCTTCATACCAAATATAATCAGACGCAACCAAACTTGGATTTGCTGAAGGAACATTTAACAATCCATAATAAGTTTTTCCGCGTGGGTTTAAACTAAAGCCAGCACCAGTAATGCTAGTGGCATAAGCAACGGCAACATACCTATCAACAAATTGATAAGTTAATGGTCGCCAATCTACTTTAACGCTTGCAAGACTAAAATTTGAACTGGCAATACTATTTACCATGCGACTAAAAAAATACCAATTCCCTGCATTTATATTTATTAAAGAAACAGGCGGCATTGTTTCATTTAATCCATAAGGATTTCCGTTTGCTTTTATTTCAGTTGTTCCTGCTAATATCAATTGTTGTGAAGTTGGATATTGATAGGCTGAATACCAAATTTCAGCATATTGGGTAAGCCCTGCACTTGATGATGTTGCAGTAACTAAAATGTATGGTATTGCTTCAGTATTTCCTGAAGTTAAAACATCGGGGGCAGGAACAATTCCAAATGTAATTGGTGAACCAAGACCGGTATTAGGCGATGGTTGAAATTCGGTAATGTTTACATCATCATAAACAGCACCATTAAATTCACTTAAACTTAATCCTGCTGTAACTTGTCCGCTATCGCTAAATTTTTGAACAACCTTGGTAATTCTAAATTGTTTTGCTACCCAACCATAATTAGAATTTGTTACGGTAACAATGTCGCCAGCATCAAGTTGCAATCCTGTGTAATCAATTTCAACCTGCATTTGTAAATCTTCACGCGCCGCTTCTAAAAAGCGATTAGCAGTATATTGTGCCTGCACATTATTATTGCAAAGTAATAAACTTACAGATTGTTTGTTTACAGGTTCATTAGGAAACAACAACGATGGATTAACAGACGCTAAATCAAAAGTTGCTGTGTTAAAAGTATCTTGATTTGAACCGTCAGGAAATTTAACTTCAATGATATTAAATGAATTTGCTAAATCAATTGGCGTTACAGATATGGCTGAAACCATATTGCTGTCGTTTATATCCATAACAATAGTGTTAGTTGGCTTCTGAACTATAACGCCCCATAACGATGTTATTTCAGAATAACGAACTAAACAATCGCAACAATCAGCCATGTTTTGAATGTTTACCATTATTTTCTGATTGGTGTCTAAAGTGCCATTAAATTTAAATCTTGGTTGCGTTGTTGTTATGCCATCATAATTAACATAAGTAAACGCTTGGTTAGAATAAGTATTTAAAGCAGTCATGCTTGCTGTATCAATGTTTGCAAGCGGTATTGCCGCACCATATCTTTCGCTAGTTAAATAATCTTTAATGCAATCACCTGCTGAATTGCGTGGGTTGTTTATTTTAAAGCGTGTTTGATTTAATCCGACCAAATTCCTTGATTGACTAAATTTAATATGAATGATTGCAAATGCACAATTGTTCATTGTTTTTGATGAATCCCAAGTGTAAACAAGACCGTCTGTTTGCATTATGCTTATTGCACTTGATGTGCTATTTGTTGGCGTATATGAACCATTGCGATATAGCCAAATATCCATATAGCCATCAACATCTTGTGTTAATTCTGTGCTTTCATCAAGCAATCCAACCACTTTGTAAGTTTCGCCTGCTGTTGTGCTAAATACACATTTTTTACCGCCAAAATAAACATCGCCAAAAGTAAACACATCGGGCGTGTTTCCATTTTCGCTATTGGTAACTTCACATAATGCCAACACATAATAAATGTCTTGATTATCATTTGAAATTGACATATCAATAACAATGCCACCCATATAAGATGAACCATAAACTACGGGCAATTTATTATCCCCGGCAGGTGCTAACTGTTGTCTATTGCCGGGATTTGGTTGTTCTTGACTGCCAACATTTGGCATAAGAAGTTTTGAAATAATAGCAGAAGCAATCATGTTGATTACAAAGCCAGCAACAGCCGCCGCCGTGCTACCTGCGGCAAAAATTTCTAGCCCAACAACAAGCATTGTTCCCATGATTTAATCCCTAGATTGCTTTTGTAAATACTTTTTCTATCAATGAATAACCTAAAAATTCAAACAAACTTGAATTGTCAGAATGAACTTTTGTTGAATATCTAACCATATTTACACCTAATGATTTAAGATATTCTTCAGCAAATTTAAACATTTTAATTCCTGTTCGCCCTTTGCGATATTCAGGCTTTAAATAATAAATGTCTTCTGAAGCCAATAAACAATCTTGATAATGCAAATTTATATCAATAAAAAATATAATATAGCCAACAATAACATCATCATCTTTGCATAAAATAACGCGGCACTTACCATTCTTTTCATTTGCCTTGTATATGTCATAGCAAGGATTTAATTTGTAATTTTTAGTTACTGACAATTCCTGATAATGGTCATCAAGTAAAGTTAAAACTTCATCAAAACATTCTGATACTTTTGCTGTCGTGTATTGTATTGTCATTTTATGTTTTATAAGCGTTAGGGTCTTTATCTTTGCCAAAAAAGTAATTGATAGTTTGAATAAAACTAACACGATTCATTGATGTATCGGCTGAATCAAAAAATTGCCATGAATTATTATTGGTGTATCGCCCTGCTGTTCTGTTTTGCAGAATAATTTGTATGCTTGCGGCACTAACATTTATCATGCCAACAAACATTCTGATTTCTTCCATCCATTGTTCGCTAACAGAAAAAGCATTTATATAACCAGTAAAGAATTTGTAAAGCCCACCTGTTCCGCCAGTTGAAATCAATTCATTATCGGTATTGAAAAATCCATGCCACATTTCAATTTTAGAACCTTTTAAATTTTGTCCTAATACCCAACCAAGCAATGCTGTATCTAAACCAACAAGCGTCAAAGATGTTTCGTTAGCGGTTGATTTAATATCGCGTTGAACTTCGCCGACTTTTACCAATGCAGATAATCCGCTAAAAGGATTTGCATCAACGGCAGAAACGGTAATTGGAAATGGCGCGGTAGAAAATAAATAAGTCGTTGTAATTCCAGCAACCACCGTTGTAACGCGCACAAAGTCCGCTAGGCGAATGTTATTTGTATTCTGAACTGGTGCTATTGATTCCATTATAAAACCGCTTCAAACGCTTTAAATGAACCCGACCAAGATATAAAACTGTCATTGGTCATTGGAACTAATGTATAAGTTGGATAATCGCGCAAAATGACACAAAATGTAATCCCAGTATATGAATTACCACCTAAAGCAATGGTTGTTCCATATTGACCTATTACGCATGGTGATAAACCTGTTAATGGTGTAATTAAATTCCTATGAACTGGAATAATTACTGTATCGCCAACGCCACGCAATACATCTTCTGTTGCAATATAGGCATAACGACCAACTTGGCAAAAATCGCCTGTTCTAACAACATAAGTTGTGCTTGGAACTGCTGGCAAATCAGTTAATACCAATGCTTTATTTGTGCTATCGGCTTGCCAATTGCACGCGCTTATTTGTGCGCCAGTAAATTCACCTTGATAAGCAATATAATTAACCCAACCTGTTGTTCCAAAATTTAAGTATTGTTCAACTGCTTTATCTGCTTCACGCAACGCGCTTAACAATTGTCTATTTTTACTATAAAGCAAATATGCCATTGGCTTAATTTCAAAACCAAAAGGCTGAACAGTTAAAATTTCGGATGTGCTAATGCGCTGATTGCGTGAAACCATTTGCCCAATAAATCTTTGGTCATTTATCCCAACTGATTCAGCAACAGATAATATCGTGTTTAAATTAGCCATTTTATTTTACCTTGATTGTGGCATTCCGCGCGATGCAGACTGATTAGCGGCAAATATAGCATTCTTGTTTTTAGTAATAAACTGAATACCGCTTTGCGTATCAATCGCACTCATGTTTTGTATTACCGTGCCATTATAAACTGTTTGTGGTTGACCGCCCATCATTGATGATAATTGATTGTTTGGAATGATTGTGCCTGCTGTGCGCGGAACAAATAATTCTGCGCCGCGTTCGCCAACAATAGATGGAACGCCAACTGGCGGTTCGCCACCATCGGCAAAAAATCCACCAAGCAACCCTGCGCCATTATTGAAATCAGTTGAACTGCTAAACAATCCAAAACCACCACCGCCACCACCGCCAAGCAAACCAAATAAACCACTCATTTGTGATTGCATTGAAAAGCGCAATAAGTCTTTAATCATACTGCCAATTAAATTGCCAAATGAAAGTTTGCCGGTTTCAACAAATCTATCCATAGCCGATGTCATACTATTGGTCATGTTATTAAATACTTGTGCGCCAATAGCCGCGCTGTCTTGGGCGCGTTCAGTAAAGTTGTTGTATGCTTTATCCCATCCTGCTTGGAAAGTATTTTGCGCCCTTGCGTTGGCTTCTTCTGCTTCAATGTTATTCATTGCCGCAATAGCAAAATCATAAATCTGTTCGTCAGTTAGCAAGCCTTCTTTTTTCTTATCCAAGATGGCTTGTTGCAAATCATAATAACGCAATGCCAACTGAACTTGGGTATCGCTTTGACCTGCCATTGCTTTAGTTAGATTCAATCGTTCGGTAGCAATTTCAAGATTTTTAGTTTCTAGTTTGTTTGCTTCACGCGCATCTTGTTTAAGTTTGCCTTTTGCTAATTCAGCATCCATTGATGCCTTCTGATAATTCAATTCTGCAAGGGCTAAGTCTTTTGCCGTTGCCGCATCTATCATGCGCTTTTTCAAGGCTTCATCTTTTACCTTGTCATAAGCCCCACCTTTTTCAAATTCTAAATTAAGTTTTTGAACTTCGGTTAGGGTCTTGCCCATGTGTTCTGTTTCAGATTTAGTTAAAACTAATTTGCGTTCTAAATCTTCGTTTTGCTTTTTAACTTGGTCTGCTAACTTTTCATTATCTTTAATTTTTTGCCTGTCGGCTTCTGCTTGTTTTGCTTCTTTAGCCGCAATCATTTTAGCAAGCCTAGCAATTTCTGCTTGACGGGCTTTTTCTGCTTCTGCCAATTCGTCTTTTGATTTAAATGGGCTAGTGCGTTGTTGCAATTTTAATGTGCCGGTATATTCTTCAAACCCATCATCTTTAATTGGTTGAATTAAATCGCTTGAACCGCCAAATACATCGGTTAAAGTTTTTTTACCTTTGCCGCCATCTGCTTTATATTTATCTAAAACAGAACCGTCTTCAAACAACCCTGCTAATTCTTTCCTTGCCGCAACAAGCATTTGAACAAATCGTTCAGCACCTTGCGCCCATGCTTTAAACGCGCCGCCTAATTCAACCGCAAAACCTGCTTTCATGTTCATAAAAATGCGGTCTAATATATCAAACGCATCCCCAGCATTTTTAAACGCTGTCGCTGTTCCTTCAAACGCGCCCTTTGTTTTTTCCAAGTCGGCGTTCATGCCTTTAATGTCAATGCCTTTAATTGCTTTACCAAACAATTCCATTGCCATCGCATTGCGTGTCATTGGATTTTCTATTTGGGCAAGACTGTTTAAGGTTTTCCTAAACAATTCATCGGGGCTTAATTTTTTGATGTCAGATATTGAAACGCCAAGTTTGGCAAATGTTTCTTCGGCTTTCTTATTGCCTGTGCCGGCTTCGTCTAGTTTGTTGGCTAATGATGAAAATAGTTTGCCTACATTTTCGGCTTCACCACCATTAAGGGTTAAGGCTGTGGATAATTCCAAGACTGTTTCAACAGCCACTTCATTGGCTTTGGCAACATCATTGATTTGGTCGGCAAATTTTAAAGCAGTAAGCCCAACCGCACTTAATGACGCGCCAGCAACCGTGGCAAATTGTTTCAAGGCATTATTAGCGATGCCCAAGTTTTTATTGAACTCCGCTGTATCAAGTCCTAAAACTACGCCTAACCTTGAAATAATTGACATTATCTAACCCTTTTCAAACTTACTTAAATCAAACCCTTGCGCCTGTGTCATAAATAATAACAGACTATCGTTTGCAGGCAATTCTTCATCATCATAAATATAAGCGTAGCAATTACCTAATATAGATTTTACAGTATAAGGTGGCGTGTTAGCACCCCTTAAATAATTAAAAACGCCAGCGGTTAAACTTGCTGAACTTTGCAACAATCCATGATTACCTATAATTCCATCTGCATACATAACCATGATTTCAGACATAGTTATTTCATCCAATTCGGCAATACTATCTTGCGTGTGTCCGTTGAAAATCATTGCCGCCTTAACTTGCGTTCGCAACGAACCTATTACTTTTGGCGCGTTTCCTTATAGTCGGTGCTGATTGTTTCCCTAATTTTATCTAGGAATTGCAGTTGCACGGCAAACGGAAAATCTTCTTCAATGTCAGCATAAGTTAAATCTTCAAGGCTTGCCCCTGTTTCCGGGATAAGCAATTTCATATATTCAACAATACCATGCTGAACGCCAGCCTTTGTCCTTGCTGTTTCGCGCATTGAACGACCATCAACAATTACATCATCATTGGTAAATTCAACGCCATCGGCTTTGTTGTCTTTAGTGTTACGCAAGTTAGTTGTGATTTCTTGAAAAATCTTTTCAACATCATCTTCGTTTGGTGTTTTGTAATAAGCAAAGATGGCTTCTATTTCGCCGGCAGTTGGAACGCGAACCTTAAAAGTGTGGTCGCCCAAAACGAATGTGCGTGTAAGAATTGAAAGTTTGTTTTCTTGATATTTGCTACCTAAAGCATTGCCTAATTTACTCATATATTTTTCGCCTTATATTGTTCTATCTTTTGTTTTAAAATTTCGCCAAGCCTTGATATAACTATGCCGGCGTTTGATTCTAATGCTGGTCGCATAAATGGTTGTGCCGCCATTTTAGCCGTTCCAAATTCATTGGCTATTGCACGACCATCATAAATTATGCCTTTGCTGGCATAAAACTTTTTGGCTTCTTTTCTTTTCATCCCTACGGTTTGTTTTTTTAACTTCTTAGGAATTGGTTTTGTTGTAACCATTGCAATGACTGAATCAGTCTTTGAAACATAAAGCGAACGCTTGTCGTTTCTAGTTGGTCGCCTTGCAAAAATTGACAATGAATTTTTTAAATGAAGTCCTGTGTGGTCAGGCGAATCGTCATAAGGTGCGTCTTTTTTTGCCGCAGTCAATACGGTTTTCATTGCTTCTTTTGCCGCTGGAATTAGAACTTTTGAACGGGCTTTTTTATCGCCAATTTCTTCTTCCAATAACCTAAACACTTCAAGCGTTTCGCTTAATCCGTTGATTGCAAACTTGGTTGTGTTTGTGCTTCTTGACATTATCTAACCTTAATGAAGCCTTGGTAAATCGCATCGTTTAAATCTTTAACATACGCAACCACTTCTTGTGGCGACATTTTATCGGCATGGTGTTTTGCAATTTCATGCACCAAGTTTATCCCGGTAACGCGCTGTTCAGAAAAGCCAAACCAATCTTTTTTATCGCTTGCCATTTTCATAACAAGGAAACCAAGCAAATCACTATTTGAATTTATTTCTGTCATATCTTATCCTTTAAAAGCCCTGCAAGTTTCCAAGCAGGGCTTACATCATTATGAATTTGACCAACCGAATTGATTGCCGCGTGGGTGAATAGTAAATAAACACTTGGCTTCAGCACCTACCGCTGAATCAATTTGGAAGTTGCCTACACGCGCATTGAAAGCATAAGCAACGGTGTTTGTGCCATCATAAGCAGAAACAACAAATGTCCTGTCAACCGTGCCATTGTATGAATCGGCGCGTATTTGTAGCAATGCCGCGTCAGATGGATTCCAAGCGGCTGTAATAGACATTGAAGTTGGTGCGTTTTGAACTGGAATTTTATCCCCTTGGCGACTGCCTGCAACGCCGAATGAAGCAACTGCATCATCCGCGCCGAATGCTGGAACATTTTCAACCGGAACTGCCATGCCAGCCGCGCCTGTGCCACCTGCCGCTGTGCCAACTATTGTTGCCACTTGTGCTGTCCATATAGCCAAGTTTGCTGTTGTGAATGGTGTTGGCGTTGCCGCTGATTGCATCCACAATGCGGCTGAAAAGCCGGGTAAAACTTTGTTTGGTAATGCCATGTTATATCCCCTTAATTAAGCGTTGTTAGACCAGCCAAATTGGTTGCCACGCGGATGGATGGTAAACATACATTTCGCTTCAGCACCAACGGCAGAATCAATTTGGAAATTACCTACGCGACCATTGAACGCATAGTAAACAATGTTTGTGCCATCTGTTGCGGCAATAACAAAGGTGCGGTCAATCGTGCCATTGTAAGAATCACCACGGATTAACAATAATTGTGAATCAGATGGATTCCATGCCGCAGTAATTGACATGGATGTTGGCGCGTTTTGCACCGGTATTTTGTCGCCTTGGCGTGAACCAGCAACACCAAATGAAGCAACAGCGTCATCTGCACCAAACGCAGGAATGTTTTCTACTGGAACAGCGTTGCCTGAAATTGCGATTGGTGAAACGCTTGCCACTAATGAAAGTTGCGATACTGTCAACGGTGTTGGTGTTGATGTTGGTTGCATATATAGGGTTGCACTAAAACCCGGTAAAACTTTATTTGGTAATGCCATGATTAAAATTCCTTTTAAATAGTTAAAAATTTCTGTCTTATTATGCTGGAATGTCTAATGTGCAATCCAAAAATACATTAAACAAATCAATTTCATCATCATATCCATGATACAACATTGTTACATCCGCTTTGGATATATTAAATCCATGCGTTGTGCCAAACATCCCTGAATAACCGTGTAATGATTGAAGCAATGTGTTTGTTAAAGCCAATCCGTCTGCCATTCCAGTTTGTAAATTAGAAGTGAAAATGCTTATTTGGAATGTCGGTCTATCAATACCCTTGTTGGTCTGATAGCCTGTATAGACATCTTGATGAACATTCCTTAACTGCCATGTTACAAACTTTGGTTGTGTTGCAAAATTCCTGTTGAACAATGAATACACGGGAACAGGTGAAAATATACTTGTCAACTGTTCTTGAATTGCTTGTGCATATTGCGTTATGTTGTTTTGTGCTGTCATCTTATACCTTTGTCGCCGGGTCTGAACGGTAGCACATAACAGTTACGGACATTCTGTCATTTGCTTCAATAGCATCCGTAACGCGCCAATCTTGACCATTCCATGTGAATGAATAAAGATTTTGGTTAATAACCACATCGCGCACCCAAGGCGTGTAATTAAATTTGAACTGAATCAAATCAGAATAAACACGATACTTTTCCAAGATTGCAACCGAATTTCTTACGGATGAAACCAAGGGTCGGCTTGTAAACTTTTTTGTTATTACAGTATTGCCTGAACCATAACTGTCAATCGCAAATGTTAGTGTGTTTACATCTACATTTTCAAATCGTGCGATGCCCATGTTAAACCTTTACATTACCAATGGTTTATAAGGGCGCAATAAAGCATCAACGCCAAATGGTATTTTTTGCAACATAGTTGATGTTGTATCACTTCTGTTGTTGTATAAGTGTGTTAATAACAACAAGCCAGCCTGCTTAATCACCGGGTATTGCGACAATATACTTGGGCTTACAGTATATTCAACAACGATTGGCGATGTTCTAAATGTGCTTATATTAGATGGAATGCCACCGTTTAAAATCACTTTGTTGCCAGTTGCGTCATAGTAATAAGATGAAGCCGCTAATGTTTCAAGAATGCTTGGCGTGTCTGCATTGTAAAACTTCACACTATTGATAACAGTTGCGTTTTGCGACACTTCGGGCAAATCTAAAAACATTGGCGTGTTGTATTGTGAACTAATTCCGTAATAGGTGCGAAAAGTAATTGGAAAAATAGGCATTCCCAAATAGTCTTCAATGTGCATACGAACTGCGTATTCTAAACTTTGCAAATAAGCATCTTGCGATTCATCTTGAAATAAATTTAATTGATTAGTTATTTCATCAAGTGTTAGCCAACTTGTGTTTAAGGCACGGTTAATCTGTTCAATTTTGTCGTAATTGAACGGATTGCGCGTTGCCGCATAAGCAGTTTGTCCGTATGTTGTATCACTCATTTTTACACGCCTTTTAAGAACACGCCTGCAAATGGGTCGCGCACACTACTAGCCATGCGGCGTTCGCAATAAAGAACTACTGTGCCGGGCTGTGTTTGGTCAAAGCGTTGAATTGACATTTCTTCGCCATCAACGATAGTCAAGAACCTATCCCAGTTTGCCAATACTAATGGGATTGCACCAACAGCAGGGGCGGCAAGATAAGGGTTAGGGATAACAGGGAAGCCAAACATAAAGCCAACTGCCGCACCTTCTTCATTACCTGCTTCAATAAACATTGGCGAACCACCTGTTGAACTTTTTAATTTGCGTAAAGACGCAATCAAAGTTGGGTGAATGTGCCATGCCGTTGTTGGCAATGACCAGTATTGTGCTGGCAACGCGCTTGCGATGTTGGCAATAGTGTCATAAGTTGGCGTTGTAACGCTACCTTCAACCGTTAAGATTGTGTGTAACCCGTTTGTAATGGCTGTGCCGCTTGTGCCATAAGCCGCCGCGGATGTGCTTGTTGTGTAATTTACAAAACCACGCAAACCGTCTGTGCCGCCTGAAGTTAATGTTGTTGAACCTGCTTGGTCATCATTGATTGCGATTGAAGCGGCTTCAACAGCCGAAAATTCTAGCATCAAATCTTGAACAACTGCTGGTTCTAAATTGTTGATGTCATCTAGCACCGCACTACGAATAGGCAACTGTGCTGATATAACACGCATTGGCAACTGCCAAAACGATGTTGCAATGTTTGGTGAACCACTATTGGGGTCAACCGTGTATCCAAATGGGTTTGTCGCGCTTGTAGCGTTACCAGTTTTGGCAACAAATTGTGCGGCTGAACCTTTGCCAACTATTTGGCGTGAACCTTGACGAAAAGGGTTTGCATAACGCAATGCGGCAAAAGCATCATCAAAATAATACTTACCACCAATGCCTAAACCACTACCAGTTAATGCCGATGCTTCGTTTACTACTTGGGCTTTTTCGGAAAACTTTACCATTGACTTTCCATCAATCAACGCTTCCTTAATGCCATTTAAAATCTGTTCAGTCTTCATGGTTTTGATTCCTAAAAAATTTAAAAAAAGGGGATGGGCTTGCCACCCCCAATTTTCACCGATGTTATGGTTTTGTTACTGTTGCAGTTGAACGGTAGCGGACTAACGCATTGCAGTCAACTATGGACGATGCCACACGCTTTTCACCGAAAAACACTATACTGCCGGGGGTCGTTTGGTCGTAGCGGCGCAACACCATGTTTAAACGGTCAACGATTGCAAACGCTTTTGACCAATCACCAAAGTAAATTGGATATAGGCTGTCTGTGCTTGCAGTTGAAGCGATTGAAGGAACATCAAGGTATTTGTTGACTACAACATCAAAACCAAGCAATGAACCAACAATACCGTCTGTGCGTGATAAACCGTCAATGTAGATTGGGCGACCATTGTCGTCAACTAAACCGCGGATTGCAGATAACATCAATGGGCTGATAACAAACTTGGCTGTTTCAGTCCAGTATTGTTGTGGCAACGCATAGATGAAATTCACAATGTCAACATAAGTTACTTTGTTGGCGATTGTGTTGCCGTTGGTTGTCAATTGGTCGTAAGTTGCAATGCTGTGTAAACCAGCAGTTGAACCTGTGCCGCTTGTGCCAAATGACGCAGTTGAAGTTTTGCCGCCTGTGTAAGTTGCGTTAGCACCCGGATATTGGTTTAAACCGCGTAAACCGTTTGAACCGCCGTATGGTAATGTGGTCGCGCCTTGGTCATTGTTCTGCACCATTGAAAGACCTTCTGACTCCGAAAATGAACTAAGCATGTCTGAAACAATGTTTGCTTCCAAACCGTCAATGTCATCTAAAGCCGCTGTTCTAACTGGAAATTGCACATTCAAATCTTGCAAGTTTAATTGCCAAATGTTTGTGTTTTCAGTTGTTGCCGCAGTATTGTTGACAACAGGATAGCCCCAGCCTTCACCCGGATTGCCAACACGCGCACGGAATTGATAGGTAGAACCGTCAGTTGTTACATTACGACCAACACCACGCAAAGGGTTAGCCAAACGCAATGGTGTAAATACAGGGTCATAAGCCGTGCGACCACCGATACCTGCGCCTGAACCTGTTAGGGCTGACGCTTCTTTCATAAATGCTGTGTGTTCTGCTTCGTCAGCAAACAAAGCAAATTCTTTTTCTATACGGCTGTTGCCTTTATAGAATGTAGATAATGCTTCGCGAACGCGTTTATTAACATCTGCACTAATAGATTTTTCAACTTTAATGATAGATGGTGATTTAATATCAGCAACTTTTGCTTCTAAAGCCGCAACTTTTTCAGCAAATTCTTGGGTTAGTTTTTCTTCAACAGCGGCAACTTGCGATGCTACTGCTTCGTTTACTTTAGCAATTTCAGCAACATTTTGTGCTTCAATCGCGTCAAGTTTTTCAATGATTTCTTTTGACATGATTTATCCTTTAATTCTTTGGTTAAGTTTTTTCAACAAATCGCGTTCCGCAAGTGCGGCAAGCAATTCGCTATTGGCGGCTTCCGCTTCAGAATCACTCCGAACCGTGTCGTTTTTAAGGGTAACTGTTTCGCCAGCATCACGCCGGCTTTCCAATACGCCCTTAAATACAGAAACGGCAACCGCCGCATTCTGTTTTGAAACCCCTGCATCACGCAAGGCAGATTCCAAATTTCTTGGGTTAATCGTGCCATCTTCTTCAAGGCATGATTCTAGTTTTCTAATGTTTGCTTCTAGGTTGTTTGGGTTCATTACGATAGACACTTCGCGCAAACCACCTTTGGTTATTTGAAAGTAACCTTCATCGGTTGGGCTTCCGTCTGCAAATGGATTGCCTGCTTCATCAACCATTTGATATTCGTCAGCGTATGCGCCAACAGAAACACCGCCAACCATGTTAGGGCTTTCTTTCATTATAGTATAAAGGTCTTTGCCAACGGTTGTATTTGTAAACAAACGACCTGTGCCGGACATACCTTTGTCGTCAAATTCAAATGAAGTCCACTCACCCACCGGCATTGATTCATCATTGTGTTGGAAATACATCGGCAAGGGCTTTCCTGACGCTTCTAAGGCTTTTGCCCATTCAAGGAATGGTTCAGCCTTATAATTAAATTTACGCCCGTCTGCGCCTTCGCGTGCGCCCCAAGTTGTAAACTGTGCTTCAATCGTTCCGCACATTTCTGCTTCATCGGCACTAACGCCTAAAGCAACTTCGCTTTCATAATAAAACTTCACATCTTTAGTCATGGATATTAACCCCTTTGTTTTTTACACCGTTTTGATTAAGCGGCAATGTAATGCGTTTGTCAGCCGCTTGTTTCATTTGAACGGTCAATAATAATAACCTTAATTCCTTCAAATCTTTTTTTGTCATTTATGCTTTACCTGCTTGACCTGTTTTGCCAACGCTTGATGTGTTGCCGCCGCCGCCAGTATCTTGTGGGCTTGTGCCGGCAATAGGTGTTGCAGGTTTACTTGTGTCTTTTAATTCATCGCCGCCAGCCTTGTTTGGCTTGCCAAGATATTCACGCGCTTCATTTGGTGTAAGTAAACCATTGGTAACGCCAGCAACCGCCCAATTCATTTGGTCTAACGGTGCGCCTTTTAGGAAATCATCGGTTTGAAATTCAATGCAAAGGTTTGGATAACCTTGTAACAAACTTGCTTTCAACTTTTGTTGAATGTTTACCAATAAAGGATAAACGGCTGTTTTGTAGAATTCATCAATAACTGTTTGTGAATTATTAAACTTGCCTTCATCAATGCCAATCATTTGCGGTGGCACACCAAACAAACCACAAATCCGTTTCATGGTTTGCATTTTAAGCGTTGCGGCATCCGCATCTTGCAAGGTTAGCATTTTGATTGATTCGTAAACCATGCCATTATCTAACAACATAGATTGACCGGGCTTGCTTAAATCAGTTTGTTTTGAACCCATCATGCTTGACCATGCTTCTTTCAAGCGTGCCGCGATTTCTTTATAGCGTGAATCAGGTATGACCTGTTCTGTTCTAAATATGCCTGTGGGTTTCGCACCGTTCTGCATTACAAAGTTGGCGTATAAGTCTATGTCTTGGTCAAGACCAACTAATTCAGTTGCCAATATGCCTTTGTTAAATGAACCCGAACCTTGCCAAGCCGCATCCATAACATGAAGGATTTGATGTGCCTTCAATGGTTCATCTTTACTAAAGCCATAAGTCGGGGTTGATAACCTGTAAGCAGGATAACGGGTTTCAGTTAGTTGCGCTGTGATAAGGGTTGAATCAAGAATATACATTTCAAGCGGCGTTTGCAAAACTTGGTCTTGGTCTTTGCGCCATAGCAATGTAAATGTTTCACCAGCCAATTCGTGCCACATCATAAACTGATACCAGTATTCGTATTGGCTTTGAAAATGATTTGGGTTTTGTAACAAACTAGCAACAGAACGCGCTTTGGCTTTATCACGGGCTGAAACATTGGGATTAGTGCAAGCATCAACCAATGTGCCATCATCGCCATAAGCCATAACCTTAATTGGCAACTGTGAAACCGCACGGGCTTTAAGACCAATACAAGACATGATTGTGCTGTTCCGTGATAACACGGACATGTCAACGGTGCGACCTGCTTCAGTAACGCTTGAAGTCGTTACATATAATAATTGGTATGCGGCAGATGTTGGATAGGAATTGGCGTTGCGTAAGACATTGTTACCAAGGGCGGTTTGACCGAAAAGCGTATTGCTTTCCTTGGCATTTGTTTGTGATTTTCTTTTGAATATATCTAGGATTGCCATGCTAATTCCTTAAATGCTTGCGCATAAATAATTATATCTTATATTATAGGAACTAGTATGTAACACTATTTTACCCTATATTAAATAATAATCACATTATATGCAATATGTTTTTAAAAACTTCTGAAACCAAAGTTTGATGAAATTGGGTGGTCTAATGCACAATGAATAGCAATAATTAAAGCAATTACCCCGTCAACCTTTGCCGACTTGTCTGCTTCATTTTTACGAACCTTGATGTTGCCATTTACATCCACATAACATTCGCTGTTAGAAATTTGCCATCCCAAGAACGGATTGCCACTATGTCTTATGGCTTTTGACATGATAAGTTTTTCAGTATGTTTGGAAGGATTGCTTAACACCGCCATGCCTTGTCCAACCTTTTTAACTGGAATGCCTGTTTCATTTAACCTTGCAATTAAACTTGCCGCGTTGTAAGCATCATACCCAACTTCTTTTACATCATATAGTTGCGCTTGCTTCTTAATGTAATCTGAAATTTCCCTGTCATCCATTACATTGCCTTCGGTAATCTGCAAAATGCCTGACCGAACGGCTTGGTCAAATATATCCCGATAGTGTGTTGGCACTAAAGCCAGTCCATCTTCAGGCAGGAAAAATTTGAAGTCAGCATAATAGTCTGTTTCGCTGTAACGCTTTAAAGTGCAGACCGCGTTTAAGTCGCGTGTGGCGGCAAGGTCAAAGCCAATGTAAACCGATTCGGGTTCGGGCTTATCTTCACCAACGCTTTCATCCCAAAACTGTCTGTCAATCCATGCGGTGTTTGCAGACACCCAAACATTAAGCGTCTTGCATAAGAACTCATTTAATGCGGCAGGCTTTAACTTAGCCTGTTCGCATCGTTCTGCAATGGCTTCTTGGTATATGCTAATGCCGTGCATAGGGTTAGCCTTTGCCCATGTTGTTGGGTCGCGCCAATCATCTTGTTGGTCAAGCCCATACAACAGACCAAACCAGCGTGGGTTGTCTGCCGCATCGCCATGCAACATAGATTCAAACATTTGCAAATCTTCATAAAACTTGGTGTCTTTAGTAAACGATGCCGTTGTTATATAGATTCGCAATGGGTTGCGGCGTGCCACCATACCTGAATGCAAAACTTCTATGCTGTTCCTGTCAACAATGGCGGCGGCTTCATCTACCAAACAACAGGATGGGTTTTTTCCATCGCCTGATTTTTTGTTGTCGCGCGATAAGGCTTTGAACATTGATTGCAAGTCGCCTGTCTTTTTAATTTCATACTTGCTTACATCAAACACATTCTTAACTTCGGTGGGCATATTATCAACAAAGCCCTTGGCGGCATCAAACACAATGGTTGCCTGTTCCCTGTTGGTCGCCAATGTAAACACTTCCGCACCTGCTTCGCCAAACTGTAATTCATAAAGGCTTATGCCTGCGGTGAATGTTGACTTGCCTGCCTTGCGTGGAATGAAAATAATAACATCCGTTACCATCCGCTTTTCATGGTCTTTCTTACTACGGAAACCATAGATGGCGCAAAGTGCAAAGATTTGGAAAGGTTCTAAGATTAAGGGTTTGCCAGCATCCGCGCCCTTGGTGTGTTTAAGCGTGCTAAAGAATTTCAACACATGGTCAACATGGTCGGCAACAAATTCATATTCCCAATGCTTGTCTTCTAACTGGTCAAGGAATCTTTGGCAAGCCAGTTTGACATTATTGCAAACAAGGATGTTGCCCTTGACCACATCTATTGCATAGAAAATCCCATCTTCTAATTTCATTTTTTGGTTACTTTAACGCCAGCCAATAAATCATTATAAGAACCTGTGTGGGTCGTTGTTTTGTTTAGTCTGCCTTTAGGTGTCAAACCTAATTCATTCATTAACACTACAATCTTGCTTAGTGTTTCTTTCATAATTGAAAAGTAAATGTTCGCGCCCTTGGTAACGCCACCATTAAATTCGGTAATCAGACCTTCACGCGCCACACCTTTCTTCGCTTCAACATACATGGAAATTTGGTCAGCCAACATTGCCAGCAAATGTTTGTCTTGGTCAGCGTCTATGCCGTAAATGTCATACATGAAGTCTGAAGTTTCTTTGATGAACTTGCTTGCGTTCCACGCATCGGGGTTTTCCAACCAGTCGGCTTGGGGAATCCTTGCGCGGATTTTTTCAGGCAAGACAACTTCCTTGTCATTTGACCGAACAATGCGTAAGTTTGATGGTAATGTTTTCTTTGTCATGTCTTTTCCTTTTGCGTTTAGGGAATTCCCTGAAACTACCCCCGTTTTCAAAATCGTTTTGCGAACGATTGTG